TGCTTATCTTTAGTGTAATTTAACCCAATGTTCCAGCTATAACTTTGTGTATCACCTACATTAGTAATCAAGCCACTTTGTTGTAGATTGGCTTGCGTAACACCAAGCCACATTGTGCCAAATACACTAACGTTCTTATTCAAGTTATGTACACCACCGATATTAGTATATGTCGTGTAACTGCTATCAACTGTACCCAAAGCACCACTAATACTATTACCAGTCCAAGCGTTACGCTCATTTAATGACCCAAAACCTATACGCATCTTAGTCATATCGCCGAACTTAGTTGTTTTACCAATCTCAGCCATTGCTTGCGAAGTATATTCGTTCATACTTAACTTAATATCATATTCACCCGACTGTAACTTGCCGTTGTTTGTAAAGTAAGTTAATTTATTGTACGGATTGTAATCTTCGTAAAAACTTGCGTTAGTAATTGGATTAAACGCAACACGTGGTGTTTTGTTATTACTTGCTTGTGACATGTCTACATAGTAATCACGCCCAAACGAATCAAGTGTCATCACACTACTTAATTTAGTATTCAGCGCAGATAACCCAGCTGATGTACTAGTTGTAAATGTACCTAATGTAGCAGTAACGCCTGTGCGACCAATTGTTGGGATACCAAGTACACCAACTGGACGGGTTGCTTTTTCTAAATCCAACAAACCTTGTCCCATTACGTTTACATTGTAGTTAGGCAAATCCTTGTTTGCTGTTACTAGCAATAACTTAACTATGTTAGCCGCTGTCATTTGTGGCCACATTTGGTGAATAATTGCTACACTACCTGACACTACTGCGGCCGCTTCACTTGTACCGGTACTAATAGCATAAACATCTGTTCCTGTTTTACTTGGAGCAAATACATTACCCGGTGCCATAATAAAGAAGTCACTTACTTTGTATGCATCTCCACATACACCATTTACTACAATTTTACAAATACTACCTGCTTTATTACTGGTGCTAGCAATGTTGTTAGTACCAGTATCCCAAGAGCCAACGATAAGCATTTGCCCACCTAATATCAACTTACCATTTGCATCAACTGCGGTAGCAAGTGTACCGGGCTGATACGAATAAGCATATCCGCCATTACCTGCACTATTAACAATAACCATATTAGGACTTAATGATTTTGCCCACAATTTAGGGTCCTCATCCATAAAGTACTTGCCAATATAACGTGGGTCAGTGTTGGTATAGTTGCCATCACTTAGCTTAACCATATTTTTAATATAAGTAGCATCATATGTAGTATTAGCACTAATATTAGCCACAACTGCACCAATACTATCTCCCCACTTTAACGCATTACGAGCTTGTGAAAAGTTAAATGCTGTGTTGTCTGTTACTTTAGCAATAGCTAATGTTGCATCTGGTGCAACACCTGCCATACCCACCCCGTCGTAGTTTGCGGCCGCAATACCTGCCATCGCAGTACCGTGTCCTTGTACATCAACTATGCCATACTTGCTGTTAATAAAGTCTTTTGTAAAGCCAATACTGCCAGTAAATTCTTTATGATTCGCGTTAATACCACTATCAATAATAAGAATGGTACTGCCGTTACCTGTGTAACCACGTGACCAAGCATACTCGGCGTTAATTACATTCAACACGTTGTCGTTAGTCTTGCCTGGCGAAATGTTATTAGCTGTAAGCTCTGGGGTGTCGTATTGTGGAAGTATAGGTAGTCCGACAAAATTTAGCGGAGCAACAACTACAGGAACAACTTTTGGAGCAACAACTACCGGAGCAACAACTGGTGTGCCGTAAACTAGTGCAACCTGTCGGGCATTTTCTGCTAAAATTGCCGCATAATTTGCCGCTGCCTTTGCAGCCGCAGCAGATTGCGCAACTCTAACTTCTTCTGCCGCAATCTGTGCTGGAGTTAAGGTTGGAGCAACTGCTACAGGAGCAACTGCTGCCGGTGTGCCGTAGACAAGTTGGACTTGTCGGGCATTTTCTGCTAAAATTGCCGCATAATTTGCATTCCACGCCGCTGTTGCGGCCGCTTGTGCAACCCTAACTTCTTCTGCCGCTATTGCTATTTGTGCAGGGGTTAGTGGTGCAGAATAAATCGGTTGACTAATAACGGCTGTTACTAGCGATAGTACTAATAAAAGTTTTTTCATTACATACTCCATTTGTTTAGTATATACGTATTATACAGCCACTTTACAAAAAAGTCAACCTATTTTATACTAGTACTTATTGTTGGTGCAACCTCTTGGACTTGAACCAAGCACACCCTGCGCTTCAAGCAGGTGCTCTACCAGATGAGCTAAGGTTGCGTATTCTTTTAATTTGATGTTACTATGTTTTGTTCGAGTACTTGTTTGACTTTGTGTGCCTCTGCAATAAGCTCAGCAATCTTTTCATCAATGTTAGCATACGTTACGTCACGTACATCAATGCTAACAGTAAACTTAGTATCTAAACAAAGTTCCTTGTTAGCATTTTTGGATATTTTACCCGTTGGGGATAACTTAATCATGTACTACTCCTTTACATATTGCTTTTAGTTAAGTGATGTCTATAATCATCACGCCAGTTATGTTCCTCGTCTGGGTCGTGTATTAGCCCGAGCAACTTCATTAATTTGTGTTTAACCCGTAAGTTGGGACTACGAAACTTTTCAGTATCTCTAAAGCCCATCATAACACCAATCTCTACTACTGCACCACTACGACATAAACCAGCGTGACAATGTACAACAATGTTCATATGGTTGGCCAGCGCACGTTGTAGTAACTGCAAAATTGCTTCTGCTTGCTGATCGCTAATCAATGGCTCTTCACCGTACTCTGCAACATCAGAGTCTTCTGCATCTAAAAATTTAAACTGATGCACTTCTTTAAATGTATGCTTTGGTGTTGGAAAAAGAGTAATAGGGTCAACAATTTGAATAAGCATAGAATTAGTGCCAGCATCAAAGTGCTCGCCTACTTGTATGTCTTTCATACTAACGTTTTCAATCCACGGTTTCATCATCGTATTCATCCTTATATAACTCGGGGTGTTTAGCTCTTACAGCAAGGTGTGTACCCATTGCACTACCGCTGCTAAACTGTGCTCCTACTTTAAATTTTCTTCCGTTAAGTTTAAACGGTTTTAAGACCTCATCACCATTCCACCAACCTCGCTGGATATGAATATATCCATCTGCACCCAACTGCTCGCGCAACTTAGCAAACTCTGGATGATCTTCTGAACTTGTAGTCGAACACTCGCCCTTGCCTTGAATAATTAAAATAAGTTCTTCTGCTGTAGGTACGCGACCATTGTGTGTATACGTGTTCCACTCTTTATGAATAGTTACGCTTGTTAAGTACTCTGGGTCGATTGTAAATTCCATCACCAAGTCTCACTTTTTAATATTTGAAAAGTTAGTGCTTTGCATTCATTTTCTGTTAAGTCCGAATTCGCTTTCTCTCGATGCTTGTACCATCGCATACCATCATTAATGTTTTTTGCACTATACGTAAGCCCGGTTGGAATGAATTGGCTGGCGACTATTACATACCGCCCAACTATTCTATGTCCACCCATTGTGCGTATTATATTCTCATCATTGTTTAGCTCACAATAGTATGTCATCGTTTCTTTCTAATGTTTCTATTGTACACTTCACCGTTTGGAAGTTTACCATCTATTACGCCAGCAACTCCCATCTTTCCTACAATGATAAGTTCTTCTGGCTTAATAGTTTGTAGTGCTTCTTTATCTTTAATCCATTGCGGTTTTAATTTAGAAGTCATATACTTTTGGTTTTCCATCTGTGTGTAAATAATGCCACAACACTTTCTTATCGAAGTCTGCTCGTATAGTCGGGTCACTGCACCATTTTTTAACTATGTCAGCATTACCATAACTATTGTGTGGTGCATGATGTACAATCCATTTAGCAATTTTTGCCATTGCTCCTGCGTTTGCAAAGTCTGCTTTAAACGCCGCAGTAAACAAATCACCCTCGAGCATAGCAGTTAAAAAACTACCCGGTTCCATGCCATGCACAAAGTATCGTACTAATGCTTCATGGGCAAGTTGCGGAATAGTATCCTGACCTGCCCACCCATTGTATTCTAACCAATCTAATTCACTGTGTGACATGTTACTGCTCTCTTTTAAAAGAAACTTCCTCTGAATAGTAACCGTTGCTTGAACCATACCATCTGATGTCAACGTACCCTTTGCGAGTTGCTAATTTATAAAATGTCCATGTGTGTGAACCGTATTCATCTTCTTCTACTTCGCCTGCAGATTTAATCAAGTCAAATAAGTTTTGTGCTTCTTCTGCCAGTAAGATTTCTTCGCCAACTAAGTCAGACAAGTCACCAACGATAGATTCAATTTCTACTGACTCACAACAATCTTGTGCGTGATACAAAGTATATACTTCGCCGTCTGTAGTTTTAAACACAATTTCATCGTTGTATTCGTTGACTACTACGCTTGTCAACACTTTACCTTTTAATTCGTTAAATTCTACTTCTTTATAGTTGTAAGACATAATAGCCTCCTTTTTTAATTAAGTGTATTATACATTCGTTTTGACATTTTGTCAATTGAAATTTGGAGCGGGATAGGAGATTTGAACTCCTGACAACGACGTTGGCAACGTCGTGCTCTACCAAGCTGAGCTAATCCCGCATTTTAATCTTACTGCTCAGTAACATTTGAACTGATTTAGCCGGTTTTGACGGCAAATGTTACTGAGCAGTAACATTTTATTTGGTGTGCGAGGAAGGACTCGAGCCTCCAACAGTACCATACTAAAAGTCTTGCGAACTTCCAAGGGACTCGAACCCTTTGCCTCAACTGCCGCTGAGCTGTATCCCTGTTCCAGCACCCGCACATAATTGTTGGAGCCCCCGAACGGTATCGAACCGCTTCTTTCGGCTTCGAAGGCCAAAGTCCGTCCATCGGCGGGGGCATTGTTTGGTAGAGATGGTAGGATTTGAACCTACGGTAGCTTGCGTATGAAGCAAGTGCATTAGGCCACTATGCTACATCTCTATATTGAAAGTGGAGTATGTGACAGGGGTCGAACCTGCATAATACGGGGTTGCAATCCGCAGCTTATCCATTCAGCTACACACATACATTGTTTGGCACCCCCTGATGGACTCGAACCACCGAATGACAGGATCAAAACCTGTTGCCTTACCAACTTGGCGAAGAGGGTATTACTGATACTTTTAGAATAAGTTGGGAGTTATCCTCCCGGAGGACCGTAGACTATAGCGTCCTATAGCGTCACGTGTAAATCCACGTTTGATGTTGCGCATTGTTAAGAGGCGTTCTCGGTTGTTTTGGCGGAAGTGGTAGGATTCGAACCTTGATCAGCCAATTATCTGTTGTTACGGGGTATAAGCCCGCTGTTTTACCGTTAAACTACAGGAGCAATTAAACTATTTTAGTTTGTTTGCGATCCACACTAATATGAATACTTCTAGAATTAATGCGCAAAATGCTATTGCAACAACTACTGCGCTTTTTAAGATTAGAAATAACATATAATGCTCCTGTGTTTAATAATGAATTGTGTTATATTTCCGAATGGGCTAACTCAAATTGTCTCACTAGCCACGGAAATAATTCTGGCCAATGTGTTCCCCTGCGCTGGTCCATTTCATTTAGATATGTTTCTAACATAAGAATAGCGGCAGGATTTCGTGGAGTCTGTTCTATACTGTTAGCAATACCTTGCATATATTCTTTATAATCACGCTGGTATTGTGTTCCTGTCGGCATTGCATCCACTACCTTAATCATATCTTCTGTAAATACACCAGCACCAAACCATAATGGGTTTAGTTGTGTCGGCGAATTAACGTGCATAAAACTAATACAAATATGACGTGTTGGGTCTCTAAGTTTATCCAATTCGTTTAATTTATAAATCAAGTCCGGCAATGTCCTTATGCTTAATGGAGTGATGGTAATATTGACATTCAAAACAATCCATTCATCGAACCCCGCTTGTGCTAGATAATTAAAATTCTTCTCCCACTCTATTAGATTTAATCCCCATCTAATATATTCTGCTGGGGGTCCCCAACAATCTAAACTAGCACTAAGATTTAATTTTTTAATCTTACCAGTTTCTACCATACGTTTTAATCGTTGAATGTAACCAACAAATCGAGTATGTTCTATTTTTAAATTACTAACTATAGTTAATAGTAAATTTGGATTAGGATAATTTTCCCAATGATCTAATACCATGTCAAATTCTTGTTGGAAGAAAGGTTCGCCACCTAACATACCGAAGTTCCAAATCTTATCTCCGTGTTCACGTAACCAAGTAAATAGTCCATCACGCAACGTACTATATTGAGTAGGATTACGTTTCCATAACGGTGTATTTAATATACCGTCGTCTTCTGTAATGCCAAATCTCCGATTTTCTTCTTCCCACATAGTACTAAAATGAGGGCCGCAGTACAAACAAGCCATGTTGCACACATTATTAAAATAAACTTCAATTATTGTAGGAGTTACTTCCGTTGCTGTTGGATCTGTTAATAATTCTACGGGCAATATATTATTTTGTGTTGCACTCATTGCTTCGAGATGACGTAATTGCACTGTACGATCACTTGTGCCACCATGATCTTCTATATCTTTACAATAAGTACATCCAGGAATTCCAAATTTATCAGACTCGCTCTCTTCCGGCCAGTTGCCAGCTAGCATACGCTTTCGATCATCTAATTTTTTTGGAGTATTATGAAAATTATTAAAATTATTAATATCAATATCTGAATGTACAGTTCGATGACAACTGGCTGTGGTACCTTTAGTGAGGAAAATAGTGCTCCATGACCATTTTAAATAGCACGATGTCTCTGATTTAATAGGCCATATTTTTTTATTATCGTTCATTAAATTCTCGTGTATTATACATACTTAGTTGAGGGTTAGTTATCCTCAATTTTATGGCGGAGAGTCAGGGAGTCGAACCCTGTCAACTGTTTAAAGAGTTGTACACCTTAGCAGGGTGGTGCCTTACCGTCCGGCCCACTCTCCGAATGCTATATTACATTGTTACTTTAGGTTTAGGTTTTGGTTGTTTTTTATTATTTTTAAGTATGCCATATACAGCACCGCATAACCATTGCCCTTGTGCATCATACATCTTGCCACCGCTAATGTCCCAAAAGTATGTATTGGATTCACCGCTTGGGTAAGCATTAATTAATGTGCCACGTTGCTTTAATAAGCATTCTTCAACATCAATAGCAGATACAAATATAAGGTCGGTGTTTACATATTGCATATTGACAAATATACCTGTACCTTTTTTAGTACCTTTTTTGTATTCTTTAACCTTTACTGATTCAACATCAGCAATTAAACGTACTCCATCACCCGAATCAGTTACTACTGCCCAATCTTCAGCATGTGCTGTAATTGTAAACAAAAGTGCCAACGATAATACCACAGTGCGCAACATATCAGTCCTTAATAAAATTGGCGGAAGCGGTGAGATTCGAACCCTCGATACAGGGTTAAGCCCGTATGCTTCCTTAGCAGGGAAGTGCCTTCGACCACTCGGCCAGCTCTCCTAATTTCTTACTATAAAACTATTATAACACCGTTTTAGAACGTTGTCAAGTATTTGGCGGAGGATGTGGGATTCGAACTCACGGAGCCTTTCAGCTCGACAGTTTTCAAGACTGCTGCCTTAAACCACTCAGCCAATCCTCCAAATAAGTGTTAGGTATTCATGTGACAGGAACCTAACAAACCCCGTGAGCGCAGCCCATCCTCTTTTCGCGTCAGCGGAACCAGAATTGTCTCTTGCGAGGTTGAGGTCTGGTGTATTATGAGTTGGGCGGTTTGCTGTACTCTCCTAACCTCGAATACATAATGTTACAGCTTTCTCCCTTTTAGCAAGTCACCGCAGTCGTCTTCAGCTTGCGCTGTGATTCCTCCTTGCCTTGATAGGTATTTTTGATCTTACAGGGTTTTGTTAACACGCCCTACTTCACCCTAAACGTGATGCGGTTGGAATACTTGGTAGCTCTGACAAGAATTGAACTTGTAATAAACGCTTATCAAGCGTCCGTTATACCATTTAACTACAGAGCTGTTTAATATGTTCTAATGTTAGGTGTTCTTCTAATAAGATTACAACTTTAACATTATTTTGTTCTATAACTTTGTTTATTTTTTCTAAATCTAATCTTGCTTTATAACTATTCTTAGGATCAAGATACATATCTATCTTAGGTAAGTAAAAGTCCGCAAAATAATTTTTATTATCATATTTTAATGCTTTGGGTCGAATCCATTCAATGCCCAACTCATTTAATATTTCACTACACTTTAATTCATATGTGCTTTGTAAAACTGTTTCTTTACCGTAAGAATCTAACACTCTAAATTTTTTACTGCGTCCTGCGTTTTCTCTGTATCCGCCAAATCCGCTTCTTTTTGCAGCGATTGACAATTTTTGTCTACGTAATACTTCCTTCTCTGGATCTTTACATTTACCAATTTCTTTAGCATTTGCTTTAATTGCTATAGCATTTTTAGCCACTCGTTCATCAGTAGCAACTGTAAGTCCTTTGTTCCATGCCGTTTTACCAGTCATTCCATTTTTATAAATCCTGTTAAGATTTTTAGGACATTGTCTTTCATGATTTCGATGACTATTATCATTTTTACATACTTTAGAACAATACACACAAGTAAACATATCAATAACTCCGTTATATGTTTATTTAGCTCAGTCTATTGCTCTACCAAATAATATTGGCTCCGCATCTGGGATTCGAACCCAGCTAATCATTGATTAACAGTCAAGTCCGTGCGCCTAGCTCGGATTCTGCGGAATAAAACTTAAAACTGGTAGGAGATACTGGTTACGATCCAGTCGCCTTTGCCTTGTAAGGGCACTGCTCTACCAAATGAGCTAATCTCCTATAATATGGTGGAGGTGACAAGGATCGAACTTGCTACATCCTGCTTGCAAAGCAGGCGCTCTCCCAAATGAGCTACACCCCCATTTACTTCTTATCTAATTTGTAAATCTATAATATATACTGTTCGTCTACATTGCTGTAGTGTAAAGTGTTCTGCTACTAGCACCACCTAGCCCAGAACTGAGTAGTTACCCTGTCCAGCTGTTATCTTTTGGATATAACAACAAATAACCCACGATACTTTCAAGGCTCCCGGCAATGGGACTTGTGGCATGGTCTAGACCATCGTGTGTGCCCTGGCGCTATGGTATTGCCAATTACCCACTTTCGATAAAGCGCAAAGTGTAAAGCTAGTGTTTGGAGCGGGATATCAGAATCGAACTGATGACAGAAGTTTGGAAAACTCCAGTTTTGCCATTAAACTAATCCCGCTTTAAAACTGTTAGTCTGAGTGCAGCCGGGAGCTTTTACCTCCCCACCGGGATTTGAACCCGCACACCATCACTCGTGTTTTTACTGTGCAACTAAACTCTGGTGCTCCGACCCGGAGTCGAACCGGGACACCTTTCGATAATGAATTTTAAGTCCATTGCGGCTACCAATTACGCCATCGGAGCATTTCTTGTAGCATATTTTTGTTTTATTGATTCAGCAATCTTTTTCTTATGCTCTTCACTTTTGGGTTTACCTTTATTTGCTGACCCATTGGTATTTCCAACCATTTACTGTGTATACCAATTCCACCATACTCGCAATTTTTTCTTTAAGATTTAACAATTTTTACTAATTTAAAAAATTCTAATACTTTAACAACATACCACCCTGTATCAAATTCGTACCACTTAATTGCAAAGTTAACCAAATCTGGATAATCATGATGATTGGCTCCTAATTCCTCACCGCCGAATACTAACCCAATCGGTAAGCAGTTTACTGAACGGTCACCTTCTGTTTTTGCTGGTTGCCATCTATATCCATATTTGTGCGATACGCAATTATGTAATCTTCCGCTGTACCGAGATATAGTTAACCACACAAACCCAATTATAGCACCTTGCCATGAAAATAACGTTAAGAATACTAATACCAATGGTATCTTACTGTATGGTAGATACTTCATTAAGAATATATCCAACTTATCATCGAATGCCGGTACATCACCTGCAATACTATCTCTTTCTTCAGGCGGCATGTAATATGCTTTGCCTTTTTCCCTGTCTGTCGTAGGAAATAATAATTCACGGCATGAATATATCCATGGTGTATGTGGATCATCTAGTGTGTCCGGCATAGCATGGTGCTTTCTATGCACTGCTGCAAATATTCTTGCAATTTTAGGCCAATATGCGCCTACCATCCATAACCAAATTCGACTCATTGTATCAAATGCCGGCGTGGATAACAAGTGCTTATGTGCATACATTCGATGCAGGAAAATTGAAACTACAATTACTGTTATAGTATGTACTATATACCCGAATACAAACGCCCAATACCATTCAAACATAAATTTATCTCCGTTGTACGGGTATTTACCGATCAGACTTTACTCTATAAAATTTTTTGGTGCCCCCTGAGAGACTCGAACTCTCAAGCCTTTCAGCATTGGCTTCTAAGACCAACGTGTATACCAATTCCACCAAAGAGGCTTAATACTTGGTGCCCAGTGACGGAATCGAACCGCCGATATCCTCATTACAAGTGAGGCGCATTACCACTCTGCTAACTGGGCATTACTGGTGCCGGGTGAGTGAATCGAACACTCTCTATCTTACGAAGCCTGATTACAAGTCAGGTGCCATCCCATTCGGCGCAACCCGGCAAAAACTTATTTAACTAAGCGTGATTCCAATACAGCAATTCTATTACGGAGTTTTG